TTAGAAAAGATGAGTGGGGGGATACAAAAAAAGAGTTTCTAAAAGAAATACGTTCAAGAGTAAGAGACTTAAACAGATGAGAGATATTAAACGTATCATACTACATTGCACAGCAACTAAAGAAGGTGCGCACGTAGACGTAGACACGATACGTAAATGGCATTTAGCACGCAACTTTTCAGATATAGGTTATCACTATGTAATTTACTTAGACGGCTCGATTAATCTAGGACGTAATGTATTTACGCAGGGAGCGCACACAAGAGGAGAAAACGAAGACAGCATAGGAATAGCCTACGTTGGAGGATTAGACGAAAACGGAAAGCCTAAAGATACTATGTCAATTTTTCAAGAAAATGCTTTTTTTCATTTAGTTGAGTCATTATCTGTTACCTTTGGTAAATTAGAACTACACGGACACAACGAATATTCAAACAAAGCTTGTCCATCTTTTGATGTTCAAGAGAAATATAAATTTTTAAATAGATAAACAAATGGAATTTTTTTTAGGAAACTGGGTTGAGATTTTACTCGCTCTAGTCACTTTTTTGGGAACGTACACAGCCTTGACTGAAACCAAGAAAGACGACAAAATCGTAAACATACTATCTCGTATTCTTCAGGCAGTAGTGTTAGGAAGAAGCAGGGGTAAATAAACTTTTAACGAGAATCTATACAATGTAATTAGTGGTATTTGATTGAGTCATATATTCGTTAAAAGATAAGGGCAGCTTTAGGGTTGCCCTTTTTTTTATGCCCTGTAATTTGTTTGCGGTAAAAAAGGTGGTATTTGCGGTATTTGTTTTAATAGATTAAATACACTATATTTGCATTAAATAAATAAATAATACTATGGATAACAAAGAAAAAGTTTACAAACTCAGTGGTCAATGTTGGTCTATCTTCTCAGAGTATGGAGGGTATGACTACAACGACGAAATGCTATGTCAGCTTGATGGTTTAAATAACTCAATGCGCGAATGTATGAACGAAGAAGATTGGGAAAATGTGTTAAAAGAAGCCGAGACAACGTTTCTATGGTTTCTACACGTTGAGAAGATACGAGAGTTACAAGAAAATATACCAACATTATTATACTGTTAATCAAACAAAATGGAAAGAAAAGAAATAAGAGAATACTTTGGAACAGAATACGCAGCAGTAGAAGCGGAGGGGTTTGAGTTTGGAGGTTGCGTTTTAAAGTCAAGGGGTTTAACTGATGAGGATTTAGCAAAAGTCTATGGAAAAGTGGTAACAGCTCAAATAGATGGGGAATGGGTAGGTTGGGCAGGAGTACCTAGTTTTATTCACTACTACTGTAATAAAGGTATGTTTGACAGCTCACTTAAAGATGTATCATATTGGGGTAATGAAGGGTGTAGGTTTCACCAGATGCTCCAATACTGTTTACAGGGTAAAGACGCTGAAGACCTTTTAAATTCAGAAAGAAATAACGAGGTCTTTCATACTAAAGGAGACAAGGAAAGATATTTAAGCTTCTATTATGGTAGGCAATTACCAAGAGCTAGAAGGTTATTAATGATAAACGTAAGAAACAAAAATTCATAAAAATATATTATGCTAAAAATTATAGATTCAATACAAGGTGCAGGAACTTATGAAAGTCAGCACGGAACGCTTTACTCTTTTGAATACGTTTTTGAAGACGATTCAACTATCAAAGCAAATCATAAAACACTTACCTCACCTTTTAAAAGTGGAGACGAAGTAGAGGTTATAGTAAAAGGCTCAAGAGATAATTTTTCTTGGGGTCAGGTTAAAAAGCCAGAGAGTGTAAATTTTAGCTCTAATAAATCTAGCTCTAATAAAGACGAAACGGTAAAGAGAATAGAAAGCTCTTGGGCAATTAACACAGCCGTTTTAGCTCTAGGCAATTTAAGCGGTGATAAAGAGGCTTATTTAAACCGAGTGGAGGTAATGGCTAAGAAACTTTTAAAAGTGCGCGACAGCATCGTTAAAATGCCTTACAGCGAGTCTGAAGACTTATCCTCTAGTAAGTGGACTAAAGAAGATATGTTAAACGCTGAAGCAGAAAAGGAAAATAATTTACCAGTAGAAGAGGTTGCACAAGAAGATTTACCTTTTTAATTATGGATAAAGACACGCTATCTATTGAGGTTGTAGCAGGAAACACCGATACAAAAAACAATTATTCAGATTTAACTTTTGAGGTTTATTTAAGGGCAAAACCAGAAGATGTACAAAATTTTATGGAAAGTCATTATGTTGATGCTTTAAAAAAAATACATATAGATGACTTAAATAAGTTAATTAAGAAAAGAATAAAATGATACCTTACTCAGATTGCTGCGGAGCAGAGACAACCGAAACCGAAATGGGGTTATGTCCCGATTGTTTAGAGCATTGCGAATTTTTAGAAGACGAGTAAAATGAAAAAAAAATACATTTATGAAACTGACTATATGCCTGTAACAAGTGAGGATATAAAATGGGCAATAGATAGCGCAATACAGTCAGCAGGTGCATTAGACCACGAACCTAAAGCTGCATATTTTGACAGGATAAAGAACTATGCAATAAATATTTTAAAAACCAAAAAACAATTAAGCGATGAAGTCAATGGGAGCATTTATTAAAATTCATTTTAAATCTCATAAGAGATTAAATGAGTGTTTGAAATTAGGTTTAAATACTGTTTCAAGATGGTATAACAAAGACCCTAAGAAGTTTTTTATGTATCTACCAGAGCTACAAAAATGGAGTAATGAACCTGTGCAGGATATTATTTCTATGATAAAACAACGTCAATTAGATGTAGAAGAGATAAAGAAAAAGAATGTTATTCAACCCTAGCACCAGAAAAAATAAAATAGTAACGCTCGTTTTATTAACTTTGGGAATAATAATAACACACTTTTTATTTTATGGGTAGAAACTTTAAAGGCGTATGGATTCCTGCTGCTCTATATTTAGACACCACAATATCTTGGACGCAAAAAATAATTCTTTTAGAAGTAGATTCTTTTTCTAAAAACAACTTAGAGTGTTTTGTCTCTAATAGTCATTTAGCTAACTTGTTAGGTATAAGTGAGTCTGGAGTAGAAAAAGCTATAGCTAGTTTAGTTAAGAAAAAACTACTAAAAAGAAAGGTTACAAAAAAAGTGGGTGGTAGTCATAGGACGTTAAAAGCCACCCATACTTTACTGAGGGTGACACCCTCAATTGAGTGCGACCCCCACCCAGAATCTAGTGTGGGTGACACCCAGACTTTAGTGAGACATACTATAACCAATACTACTTTAACCAATATTACTAATAAGAAAGGTAAACCATCTTCTTTGGAGGAGTGTATAGATTACTTTTTTTCTTTGGGTTTGGATAAAGTAGAAGCAGAAAAATTTGTAGATTGGTACGACGGGGTAGGATGGAAAGTCAAAGGCGGTAATAAAATAAAAGATTGGAAAGCTTGCGCTAGACAATGGAAAAGAAGAAATAAAACACACACAAATGGAAAAAAAGGATTTAACAAAGACAACTTCACACCTGAAGCCTTACACGATTTCGTTAATAAAGGATAGCTCTTCGCTAGTTACCCCAAAAGATGCTTGGGTAAAAGGCACAAACATTAGAACAGCAGTAAAAAACAACCCTGCTATAGTACGCGGTTGGATTATGTCAGAGGTAGGTAGGTTAATAAAAGAGATAGACGCTAACAAAACCCTATCTACAGATGAAGAGCTACAATTTTGTTGTAGGAGTATTTTAGAAGAACATCCTACTCTAAAACTAGAAGAGTTAAGAGCTTGCTTTATTATGATTAGGCAAGGGAAGTTTGGTAAACTGTTTGAGAGGTTAAAGACAGCAGAGATTTTAGAATGCTTACGAAGGTATGAAGGTGAGATAAGGACAGAAATAATGGAGAAGTTGCATAGAGAGAAAAAAGCAGAAGACTATAAACCCATAGAACGCTCCAAAGATTATAAACCGTTAGGTGAATATTTAAAAGATGTTTTAAATGAGCCTGTCCCTAAATTAAAAAAACCAGTTAGAGTAGGTGCTAGATTAAAAAATAAAACGTATCTTTGAGACGGATATTAAATTGAATTGAGTATTTTAATATTTGTGTGTATTATTTATTTTAAAGGAGGGGTAAACGCCCCTCTTTTTTTTTATATTACACCGTGAGAAAGCGAGAAAAAAAGAAGCTAGACGATGCACTAAGTAAGTACGTGCGTAAGAGCAACGCAGACGAAAACGGTTTTATAAGCTGTTTTACTTGTGGTGCGAAAAAAGACTGGTTATATGAAACGGATTGCGGTCACTTTCAGAGTAGGTCAAAGCACAGTACAAGATGGTTGTACGAACCTGAAAACGGTTTAGTCAATGTTATGCCACAATGTAAGCGGTGTAATATGAGAGGAGGAGAACAGTATATTTTTAGTAAACGCTTAGACGAAGTGTTTGGGAAGGGTACAGCCGAAAAGATTGAAATTATGAGCAATACAACACGTAAGTTTTCTACACAAGAAATGATTGAAATGAGAGAATATTTTACGAGAAAATTTAATGAGTTGCGTTAGGTTATTCTTAGAAGAAAACTACGACGAGTTGCTTAAAGTGTCAAAAAGATATGTTAAAGGATACGGAGGTGACTTACTTCACGACCTTGCTGTTTATTACTTAGAAGAACCCAGACCTCTTTTAGAAGAGCTATGTAAAAAAGGAGAATTAAAAAAATATATCTGTAGAACTATGGCAATTTGTAGCTTTAGTAAGACCACTAGATTCTATTACAAGTATAAAAAACACACAGAAAAAATAGTAAATTACCCTGCATTTTTACTTAAAAGTGTGGAGGATAATGTTGAAAAGGAATACGATACAGCTAAAACTATGAAGCATATTAATAGTATATTGCAGGATATGGATTGGTTTAATGCAGAGGTATTTCGCATTTATTACCTCCATTCGCACTCATTAAAAACGTTATCTAATGCCACAGGAATCAGTAAAAGCACCCTCTACAACGCCCTCAAAAAAGCGCAAGAAGAAGTCAAAGAAAAAATCAAAGGGTTTAGGAGACTCGATAGAGAAAATAACTGAAGCGACAGGAATTAAGAAGGTAGTTGAAACAGTCTTAGGAGAAGATTGTGGTTGTAGTAAGCGTAAAGAATGGCTAAACAAACGTTTTCCATACGCTAAACCTATGACCGATATGGATAAAAAACATTTTGAAGACACTCTAAAGCCTGCTATGATGCGCAACCGTTTATATGATGGTGAGATGCAATTAGTAATTGATGTATACGAGAGAGTATTTTCACAGCGTAAAAAGAAAACTAGATGCGGTTCTTGTATGCTTAGTTATATGAAAGAAATAGAAAAAGCCTACGAAGCAGCTTGCGATGAGTAAATTGTGTTTCCCTGTAATATTTGACAGATTTTCAAGACGCAAAGATAGGACGGCTTCAATTACATTTATAACTCAAGAGAAGACAAGCCAAGAGATTATGAATATAGATGCAGCTCTCGACCAATTTGGCATTCTATATTTTAGAGGAGAGGAGAAAATGAACCCAGATGAAATAGAGGAGTTAGATAATATAGACCTAGATTTATACGACGAACCTAAATCACAATCTCAACGACTTAGGAATGTATTGTATATTCTATGGAAACAGCAAGGGGAGGCAGGAGAATATAAAAAATTCTATAAGCAAAAGACAGAAGAAATAATACAACACTTTAAAAATAAATTAGAAGATGAGTAAAGCAACACACACAAGCAGGCTGTTAGATTATCTGCGTAAGCATAGGACAATAACCTCATTAGAAGCAATAAGAGATTTAGGAAACACTAGACTGTCAGCTTCAATATTTAACCTTAAAGAAGAGGGACATATATTTGAAACAAAAACAGTAGAAGTACCCAATAGATTTGGTTCAACTACTAAAGTAGCTGAATACAAACTCATTGATAATATCAATAAAATGCAATACAATATATTCGATGCCATTTAAAAAAGGACAGTCAGGAAACCCTAAAGGAAAACCAAAAGGACTCAAAAGTAAAACTACTGAAGCAGCTAGAAATATACTGCTTAAACTTCTGGACGGTCAGATAAAATACGTAGAAGATGAATTTGATTTACTTAGAGAATCTAATGGAAAGGAGTATTTAAAAATATTAGCGACATATTTACCATACATTATTCCGAAACAAACAGAAACTCAAGTAACAGTAAACGAACCAAGAAATGAACCTGGTTGGTTTGCTGAAGTATTAGAGCGCGAAGACCAGAAAAACACAATAGATGAGTAATATAGAAGACGTTGAATTTGTAGAGCAGAAAGACTTTAATGTATTACAGCTAACAGGGTACGAAAACGCTTTAGTTGGAATTACTCACGAAGCTAAACCCAGAGCTATCTACAGCTTGTCTAAAGTTATAGGCTTAATTAAGACTAGAAAGAAAATAGATAGAAACGGAGCATTCAAAGAATTTGAACTAGAAGTAAGGATGCCTTTATTTGAACAGAGTAACGCACCCATATACCTCAACGACCTATGATACAATCATTTTGTTTAGGTGTAATATTTATATTATCTACTGCTGACTTTATTTACAAAGTTAAGGAGTACGACGCTATAGACACTAACAACGGTATCTGTATAGTATTTTCTTTGATAGGATTTTTAGCCTCCTTATGGTAGATTACTTCAGTCGGTCAAGAATATATCCTGCTGTAGAGAGTAGTGTAGCGACCCTCTCTAAAGCTACACCCTCTTCTAAATACACTTTAAACTCGTCGTCAGAAAATTTGTGTACTTGTCTTTTTTTAACTCTAACCATTTTATGAACTTTCTCTGATAACTGGTATAACTCGTCTTTTATATTTTCCATTGTATTTATGTATTATTTAATACAAATATAGAGTAAAAACCATATTAATGCAAATTCAACCCAAAACATATTACGACCTTAAATCGTGTAAGAAAAGGGTAGCTGTATTTCAGGGTGGTACTCGTAGTGGTAAAACCTATTCTATAATACAAGTTCTAATAGAGTGGTCGCATATAAATATTAACTCTGGCTATCTTATCACAGTAGTACGCAAATCTTTTCCTAGCCTTAGAGCTTCAGTATTGAGAGATTTTATACATATCTTAAAAGACAATGACTGGTATGATGAGAGATACCACAACAAGACAGAAAACGTATATGACTTATGGGGTACGAAATGGGAGTTTATAAGCATAGACCAACCCCAGAAAATTAGAGGAGCGAAAAGGAATTTTTGTTTTATAAACGAAGCTAACGAGCTTTACCTTGAAGACTTTAGACAACTCATACTACGAACAACAGACAGAATGATTTTAGACTATAACCCATCAGAAGAATACCATTGGATTTACGATGAGGTTATACCAAGAGAGGATGCTAACTTTTACAGGAGTACATATCTTGACAATCCGTTCTTAGGATATGAGACGATTAAAGAAATTGAACGGCTCAAGGAAACAGACGAAAACTACTGGAGAGTTTATGGATTAGGTATTAGAGGTAAGAGTAGAGAGACGATATTTCAAACTGAGATTTATACTGAGCTACCAGACAAAGCTAAGTTAGTAGCTTATGGTTTAGACTTTGGTTTTAGTAATGACCCTACTGCTCTAGCTAAGGTTTACTTATGTGATAATGGAATATACATAGAAGAAGTAATTTATCAAGGTGGTCTAACCAATAGCGATATAGCAGAGAAGCTAACAGAGTATGGAGTAGGAAGACACGACGAGATAATAGCTGACTCAGCAGAGCCTAAAAGTATAGAGACTATACATAGACTCCACTTTAATATTAAACCCTCTAAGAAAGGAGCTGATAGCATTAGAGTGGGTATAGATACAATGCGTAGGCACAAGCTATTTATTAAAGATGACAGCCTTAATGCTCAAAAGGAGTTTAGAAACTACAAGTGGAAAACAGACAAGAATGGAAAAATGTTAGCTACACCTGTAGACGCATACAACCATTTAATAGATGCGGTGCGTTATGTTTGTCTAAATAAGATTTTAAGGAAAACAGGAAAATATTACATATCTTAAAACAAGAGTTAACAAGTGAACACACTCACCTAATAGCATAACCAAAAGTGAACGTAGTTTATAGAAGTAAATAAGTGAACAAATTACACCTATATGTCCAATAAGAGTAAAAAAAATGTACAGGTAATTATACCTGAAAACTATTCAGAGGTAACAGTAAGACAGTATAAGAAGATGCTAGAAGGGTGGAATGGGGTAGAAGACCCTAAAGAAGCTGCTTTAGCTGCTGTCTCAGCTTTATGTGATATAGACAGGAAACAACTTAACCACGCAAACTGGAAAGACTTGAGCAAAGTGATTGAAAAATTAGGTTGGTTACTTAGTGAGCCTGACCCTTTAGCTTTGGCTTTACCTCTTCAAAATACATTTACTATGAAAGGGGTGGAGTATGGGTTTATTCCTAACTGGACGAAACTGACAGTCGGAGAGTTTGCAGACTTAGAAACTTATTCTAGCAAAGGTTTATTTGACAACCTGGAAAAAGCTTTAGCTGTCCTGTATAGACCTATAGAAAAAAAGAAAATAGATAGCTATAGAATAGAGCCGTATTCACCACACCGTAAAAAACAGGAAAATATGTTAGACTGCACTATGGATATTGTGGTTGGTGCGGTGGTTTTTTTTTATCGTATAGGGAAGAGATTAGCAATAGATTCGCGCCTTTATTCTCTTCAACAAAAGAAAAAGAAGTAAATAAGATTCATAACAAATGGGGGTGGTATGGTATAATGTACGAACTAGCAGGAGGTGACGTAACTAAAATGGAAACGGTAACTCTTATATATATAGAAGAAGCTTTAACTTTTATGGCTTATGAACGAGACATAAGAATTAATCAAAACGTAAATTTGAATGCAAACAGTAGTAGACATAAATAATATATTTCAAGAGATAGTCACTAAGCATATACAACTAAAGCAGTTTTATACTTTTAGCTTAGATGAAATAGATATTGATAAAATAACTATTGACCTTTTTCCACTTCTCTATGCTCAATGTACAAATGCCTCTATTGATGGAGGAGTGACAATTTTTACATACGAAGTTATAGTTGCTGACTTGGTGATAGAAAAGCAGACAGACTTACTTACAGAAGTATATGCAGAAACGCTCTTAATAATGCAAGATGTTATAGCTCAATTTGTTCTGAGTATGAATAGTCAATCGTTTTTAGATAACGGAACTCATCATTGGGGTTTTGAAACCCCTCTCTCTTGCGAACCTTTTACAGCAAGATTTTCTAATATGCTAACTGGTTGGAGTACGTCTTTTGAGATAAGTGTACCTAACGCAATAGACCTCTGCATTGCGCCCTATACTACTTGAAATAGACTATGGATATGACGATAGTGAAATTCCTATGGTAGAATTTACTAAAGCTTTAAACAAGTTTGCTGTAGAGGTGATACGTCGCGCTAGAATTGCTTTAGCTGTAGCTAAGAAAAATTCTACAGGCAATTTATCTAACAGTTTAGCGAGTAGTGTGAAGGTAGGTAATAGCAAAATCACTTTATCTTTTGACGCTCCCACAGCTCCATATTGGGAGTATGTAAATTATGGGGTAAGAGGTAAGATAAGTGACGCTAAAGCACCAGAATCACCGTTTAAGTTTGGAACTAAAACTGGAGAGTCAGGAGGTCTCAGAAGAGGTATAAGAAGTTGGATTGACAACAAACCTATTAAGCAATGGAAGCACGGAACTAAAGAAAAGAAAGGTACAGGTAGGTTTATGTCTTACGACGAAATGACTAACTATATTAGCAGGTCGGTTTATTTATACGGTATAGAAAGCTCTTACTTTTATTCTGGAGCATTAGAAATGACATACAAGAAATACAAGAAAAAGCTTGCTAAAGCTTTAAGAAACGATTACGAGGCTTGGTTTTTTACTGAATTTAACCAAACCTTTGAAATGAAAATTACAATATAATGGCTTATACAGTAGACTTTAGTTCTGGGACAGGAGTTCAAGGAGTAGCAGACGACATATATTTTCAAGTACGTGACACAACAAACTATGCAGAGCCGAAATATAGATACCTCTGCAAATTAACTATAGATAGCGTGGTTGTAGGTACGTTTAAACAACTGCCTAATAATTTGAATTGCGCTGTCTTTAGGGTACAAGATATTGTTTCAGACTACGTACACCAAGACGAACAGATTTTAAGGTTAGGTCAGTATAACAGTAGTAATGCTTTAAGCACAACTACTATATTTTCTACTAACCAAACAGCTCTCCAAACTGTTACTGTTGATTTTGGTTATGAATTTGCAGCTACAGCAGACGACGCTCCTACCCAAACATTCGACGGAGGGTTGCAAACCACTTTTAAAGCTATAAATGGAAGCCTTAGACCGTTTACAGTTAATTCAAACGACAGTAATTCCGCTACCCAATTTGCTATTACTGGAGACACTAAAAAATTCCTTTCAACCGTTCCTTTACCCTCAGCTTCTTTAGCTGTGCAAAATGTAATTGAAGGTCAATTTGGAGCTTTAGCTTTTTTAAACGGAGACGATGTTGGAAGTAATGACTCAGACTACGTACACGTAACATACAAAAACTCTAGTGATGCAACCATAAACACAGGTTATTTTACAAACAGCAGCACCTACGGAGGTTATGCTCCTGCTGCTAGTTTAACTGACTCACAGTCTTTATTGTATCTAGGTTGCTTTCCAGAGAATTTAGAAGTACAAAATATAGACACAGACTTACGCCCCTCAAATAACGCTAACTGGAGTTACTATGAGGTACAATTTGCAAGAAGCACTACTTTATCTGGCAACGAATCTAGCGCGGTATACAAGTTTGTAAAGCTTTGTGACACTAGGTATAACAAAAGTTTATCTACAGACACCTTTAGAGGAGAGTATTTTTTAAGTTGGTGGAATGAGTTGGGAGGTATAGACAACCTTTTATGTGATGGTGGTTCTTTAGTTACTCAACAGGTAACAAGAAACAATTACAGAACAGTAGGGGGTAACACTTTTTCAGCTTCTAGCCTACTGCAATATAGCAGGGACGCACAAGAAGGTGGATTAATTTCAGCAACAAACCAAACAGTAACGACAGTTCAACTAAACACTAGAGAAGAAAACCCAGAGGTAATTAGTTCTTTGATTATGTCTTTAGTAAACAGCCCTAGAGTTTATGTTTATAGCACAGCGTTCCAACAGTCAGCAGTTTTAGGTAAAACAAAAAACTGGTTAAGGTGTGTAGTTACCGACACTTCTGTATCTTACAAAACAGCTTTAAACAACAAGGTGGACAATTACACTATCAACATAGAAATTAGCCGAAGAAAGCCTAATGTAAAATGATTGAAATTTTAGCACAAGCTCAAACAGGAGCAGCGCAATATAGTTTAGACGTACAAGAAGCTCCAGTAGAGTTCAACTATTCTATTCAAGAAATGAGAGATATTTCTCATATTCGCGCGCCTCATTCTCTTAGGTTTGATATGCCTATGACAGATAACAACAATCAGTTTTTCGGTCAGTTCTATAACGTAAACTTTGTAAGTGAAAAGTTTGATGTAGGCACAAAAACTGAAGTCGAAGTATATGACTCTGGGGTTGTGGTAATGATAGGTGTGTTACAATTACACTCTGTAAACTTACCTTTAAAAAAATATAGTGTAAGTATACTTTCTGAAGTAGCTTCTTTTTTCGATGCAGTTAAAGACATAACTTTTAACGAGGTTTTTATAGATGAAAATGGAGACGTAGACACAGATTTAGACCACGCTTTAACAGCTTCTAATATTGTAAGTAGTTGGAATTTAGCTAACGATATTACTTCAGGAAACGTGGGAACAGGAGTAATAGTATATCCTTTATCCGATTGGGGTTTAGGAGGTAACGATGTACAGGGTTGGGGTTTCTATTATAACTCAGAATCAAACGGTATGGGAGTAGGTTGGGCAGGAGAGCAGCTTAGAGCCTTTAACTTTAAACCGTCTATAAGTGTACCTTATTTATTAAGAAGAATAGCTCAGAAAGCAGGATTTACTATTTCATCTACCTTTTTAGATGGAGCAGAATTTAGACACCTATATATGTTTTTAGCTACTGAGTTAGATAGGACAGCAGGAAGACCAGTATACGGTTCTAAAGTAGGATTAAATTCAGACTTTACCATTCCAACCTCTACAACAGTACAACAAAACCAGTTACCACTATTAAACGAATCCACACCATTTAACGATGTAGATGGGTTATTTACTGGAGGTATTTTTACAGCTCCCTTTGACGGTTCTTTTACATTTAATTTTAACTTTTATATTTCTTCTGTAGCTACACCAGACACAGGAGAATATGATGTAACGGTATGGGCATATAAAACTTCTGGAGGAGTTGAGAGTTTTGTGGCTTATGAATCGCAGACATTAACTTATGGAGTAGCATACAATTTTATAGGAGAAAATATTACAATTCCCTGTTCTATAAATGATACTATCAAATGGTATATCGGAGCTACAAACCCAAACAACTCAGTTATAGTTAAATCTGTCTCTGGTGTATATACTAGCTATGTAGAGCTACAGCAATATACTTCTACTGGAACTTTTGTTGATGTCTCTGCTAACTTTCCAGACGTAAAGGTAGGTGACTGGTTAGGTGAGATTTTTAACCGTTTTAATTTAATAGTTTATTCTAAAATAGACGAACCAACTATTCTTCATATAGACACCTACAATAATGTATTAGACTCTGGAACAGAACAGAAAGACTGGTCTGACAAAGTTGACATAGACTCTATAGAGATTGAATCGACTTTAAAGTATCAAAAAAAGATAGTTAGGTTTGAAGATGGGGAGGGTAAAGATTGGAGAAACGATTGGTGGCAAGAGCATTATAATTTTGTAAAAGGAAGGTGGATACAGGAAAACAGCAACAGCTTTGCCACAGGAGAGCAAAGAATAGGTGGTATGTTTCAACCTCTTAGGTTATCTCATATTCCATCCTCTTTTCAAAACGCTACAACAGTAATACCTAATGTTTTAATTCCTAGACTTTACGATGTAGGATGGGACACTCAAGGTATTAAAGATGTAGTAGAAGCCAAACCTATTTTAGCGTATTATCACGGAACAGAGGATATAGGAAACGGAGGGCAGTTTAGAATAGGAGCAGACCAAACTGGATACCAAGACGTAACTACTTACCCATTCTTTTCTCAGTATAACACCACGCCAGTTACTACTACTAGTGTAGCTTTAAATTGGGGTTATGATTATCCAGATAATATAGACCATCCACTAATTAACGCAGGAACAACAGCAGGAATAACAAATCTATACATAGTAAGAAAGTTCTGGGCAAGAAGACTACACGAAGAATATTCTAGTGAATCTAGGGTAATGACTTGCAAAGCGTATTTAACCCCATTAGACATATACGATTTATTATGGCAAGATGAGATATTTATAAACGATACATTTTGGAGGGTAGTTAAAGTTTCTAATTTTGCTACTGGAGGCTCTTTACCTTGTACGTTGGAGTTAGTGAAGTTAATTAATTCTAGCACCTACAACAGAACGCCTCTATGTAACTTAGCTCCTACTAGTTTTAATACAGACGGAACGGTTAATTTTATAGAATTAGATACTGGTTCTGCTGCTTCTCCAACAGAATACTGTTGTACAAGTTTTGGCTATACTTGGGACGAAACAGATAGTGTTTGCTTTTGGGCAACTAACGGAGGAGGTTCATCAAACCCCAACGGAGGAGGAAGTAACCCTGCATTAGATGGGACAAAAAACGGAGGGGTAAGTAATACAGGAGGTAAAGTAATAGGTGATGTTTCTAGCTCTGAGGCTAAGACAATAAATACTGATGGAGTTATAGGTAGCAAGCAAGAGTTTTTAATGACTTGTAAAACTACTGACAGCGCGAATACAGCAGCCACTACGATTTCAGGAGACAGCAATTTAGCCTTTAATCCTAATTGCATTTATCTAGTTACAGCCGACGTTATAAGCGTAGATACTGGAGGGAGCGCAGCGACAATAGGTGACACGGCAACTATGCGTTACCAAGCTGCTCTAGGCAACTCAGCAGGAGCTTCAAGGAGTGTAGGTAACACACAAGTAATTTATCAAGCAGACGCAGGAGCTTCACGCTCTATAAGGATAAACCAGAAACAAGATAACACAGGAAGAATAGCAAATTGGGAAGTTCTGTGTGAGGGAGAAACAAATAAAGATATTACTTGGTTATTAGAGGTTAAAATGCTTCAGCTAACTTTTCCTGACTCAGCAAATAGAAATGATGCTGCAATTTGGGACTTGAGAGATAATGAGATAATTTTCTTAAATCTTTCTGGAACACCTTATTTAACTTGGAACTTATAATGGAACATTGGATAAACGCAGTAGGATATAGTATACCTCACTCTGTACGATTTGCACAATCTTATATATATAAAGGAAACCCTTTGTATAAAGTAATATATGGAAGGTATGATTTAGATACGAGTGTGTTTGAAAAATTAATGTTAATTAAAGACAATGGCAAGTAAAGGTTACATAGGAATGGGAATTATAATAGAAGACGAAACCTCGGTGGGGTTAGCTTCTGCTCAAAAGAACATAGACAACTTTACTCAAAGAAATGCTAAGTCTTCTAAATCATTAAAAAAAGACTGGAGTGGATTAGGTGATTTATTTTCTACTCTTTTACCCAGAGGGATGCAAAGAACGGTCAGGTCTTTTCGTTCTACGTCAAGGTCTGTAGGTAGGCTATCAAAATCATTTAAAGTGTTAAAAGCAGCTTGGGCAAGTGTAGGAATAGGACTTGCTATTATAGCTGTAGAGCAACTGATAGAAAATTGGGACAAGCTATCTGAAGCTATAGGTATTTCTTCAGCAGCAGACAAAAGAAATGCTGAGATAACTAAACGTAGTAATGAGCAAAGACAAGAGATAACCAATAGTTTAATAGCACAACAGGAGGCTTATTTATCTGTATTAGACGATGAGTACGCAAGTGAACAACAAAGAGCTGTAGCTATAGAAAAGCTAAATGAAAGTCTAAATGGGTTAATAGACACGGAAGCGGATTTAGAAACACAAAGAGAGCAAGCCAGAGTAGGAGTACAAGCTACGATAAGATTTCAAACTGCTCAAATAGAAAATGAAGCAGCTTTAGAAAAGGTTACACAGGCAAGAGCAGCACAACAGAAAGGGGAGGCACTCTGGTTTGAATCAAAAAAAGAGACAGCTACACGATTAGCTAATGATGTTGCAAAAGCGGAGGAGCAAGCAGCTATAAGAGCAGAGACTCTTACTTTTCAAACTGTAGAATATAACAAGCGAATAGGAGAAGCAAATCAATTAATTACTGACAGAGCAGACGCAGAAAAAGAAGCTGCTAGGTTAAAAGCTGAAAGCTTACGACAGGAAGAAGCTAACGCTAAATATTTAGCTGACTTAGAAAAGAAACTTAATGAAGAGATATTACTTAACTCTATAGAAAGTGAACAGCTAAGAGAGGAGAAAGTCTTAGAGCTTCGTATGGAGGAGCAGAAGAAAAAAGCGGAGGACGCAGGAGCTACAGCAGCACAACTTCTGTTAATAGAAGAAGATTATCAAAATGATTTACGGAAATTACGTAAAAGATTTACAGATGAAGAAGAAGCAGAAAAGCTAAGAAACGAAGCAGAAAGGATAGCAGACAACGAAGCTTTACAAGAAGAGTTATATTTAAGCTCTTTAAGTGATGAAGAGAGAGAAAGAGCAAACGCAGAGAGTAGATACAATGACCGTTTAGAAATGGCAAAGGGTAATGTAGCTTTATTGCTACAAGTTCAGGAAGAGTATTTACAAGACTTAGATATTATAACAGACAAATTTGCACAAGAAAGACTAGATAAGTCTCAAGAAGAGACAGACGAAGAGATTAGGATAAAACAAGCAGGACAGAAGTTGTTAGTCTCATCTACCAGACAGCTATTTGGAGCTATGGAAGAATTAGCAGGAGAAAACGCTGAACAAGCTAAAGCCTTTGCAATAGCGGATGTTTTATTAGCTCAGGCTGTATCAACTGCTAACGCTATACGAGCTGCTTCACAATCTTCAGGCGACCCTTATTCTTTAGTTGCTAATATTATTGTGGCGGTAGCTTCTATAGTTACTGCATTTGTAGGAGTAAAACAATTACTAGAAGAAGCAGGAGCAAGTGGAGGAGGTTTTGGTCGTGGTGGTGGTGGTGTAGCTCCGACAGCAGCTTTAGTGCCAGAACAAGTTTCAAGGACAGAATCAGTTGGTAAGTCTTTTGTGGTGCAAAGTGACCTAGAAGGTGCTAACTTACAGGCGAATCAACTTTATAATCAAACAGCATTAGGAGGTGGATAAACGACCTTATATAGAATAGTATAAAACAACTTAAAGATGGATTACAAATTTAATAGAAATATGGACGAAGCTATAGATATTGTTTACGATTGGGAAGACAATTACGGACTTAATTTAGTGGAACTACAGTTTGGTGACGATGACTTTATGTCGTGGGAAATTACACAAGGAAACCCACGACTAAGAGGTATCAAAGACCTACAAGAACAACTGTATAACATAAACTTTGATTTAGGGTTTGACGAGTCTAGTTTCGTTCTTACTATTTTCCCCTTCTAAAACAACTTAAAGATGGAATTTCCTAGATATGTTATAGCTGAAATAGAGCAATTAACGGACATTAATAATCATAACGAAGCACGAATTATGCTTGGTTTATTTTTAGAGAGTGAGGGTTTTAGGGTAAATGATTATTTAGATAGCTTAGAACAAATTTTACGCTCCCAACACCAACTTGGACATATGCCTCAAACTTTGATAGATTGGCGAAATGATATTACTGATGACTTGTTAGACATAGTAGATGCGAACTACTCTAACGGTCACGATGTATATATGGCTTTTTAATAAAACAACTTAAAGATGGACACAGTAAGAGATTTAGGAAACGACTACGAGCTAATAACTAACAGGCGAGATATAGAAGAAACTCTATATGATGTTGGTTATGACGATTCGGTTCAATATATCAATAGCGTTTTTATTAGTTTTGAAGACCCACAAGGAGGTATAAATGGTTACCGAATTTTTGTATGTGAGCAAGAGTTTCCAAATAACTCTGACCCAATTTGGGAAGTTTACCCTAATAGAGAATACTAAAACAACTTAAATGGCTAACAGAAAATTAGTAGAACTACTTATAGAAGAAGACCAAGACGCTTTTGGAGTCGAGGCTATTAGCCTTGTGAAGTTTCCTGCAATAGAGGAGAACTTTATCTTTTTCTCTAAAGACAAGAAGCAAAAGGCTTTAAGTCTAGCAGCTATAGACGAGGACAAGCGCACACTAATAGGGGCAGCTCTTATTCCAGATAAGAACATACCACGTTACGACGAGATGAATGACGAAGAGTATGACGTATACTTTTCTCAAGACACAGTAAAACTAGCTTCTGAGTTATTCTTAAAATCTAACCGTACCAACGAACACACGTTTGAACACCAAGAAAAAGTAGATGGTGTAAGCGTAGTCGAGTCGTGGATAGTAGAAGACCCAGATATGGATAAGTCTAAGCACTACGGTTTAAGCGTTCCAGAAGGTACTTGGATGGTACGTGTACACGTAGGAAACGATGAGATGTGGGAGCAAGTAAAAGAAGGTGAAATACGTGGATTTTCTATTGAAGGATTTTTTGTAGACTCGGTTCAAGAAATGTCTACTAAGGTGAAACGCTCAAGTATGTCTAACGTAGTTAAAAAGCTCTGGGGGTTCTTTAAGCGCAAGTTCTACGCAGAAGTGAGCTTAGACAACGGCAAGGTAATTGCAACTGAAGGTGAAGCCTTAGAAGCAGGCGCAAAGGTATTTACTTTAGACGAAGAAGGTTTACCTATAGAACTAGATAACGGAAAATATAAAACAGAAGGGGGTGTAGAGCTAGAGGTTTTTGAAGGTGTATTAATAGAGTACGATGGAGAGGTGGAAGAGATAGAAAAGAAAATTGAAGAGACAGAAGAAGTAGAAATGGAAAAAGTAGAATTAGACCAATTAAAGGTCAAGTATTACAAAGCCTTACTTAAAGGAAGGTTTAAAAGAATGTTTGGTAGTTACGAAAACTTCAACAACCTAGAAGAAGAGTATATTGAATTAGCTTCTTACCCGTGGGACGAGTGCATAGCTGACCAGATGAAACGCTACGGAAACAAAGAAACAGCAGAAAAGATTTGCGGTTCAATAAAAGCTAAATACGGAAGTTAAAATGAGATATAAATTAAACAGAGACCAAGATTTATTTGACGAGGCAGGAGAGTTCGCGTGGGCAATAAGAAGGCTCGACGATGAGATAACAGTTATTAGAGATAACCCAAAATACGGCTCGTTATCAATGTGGGTATTTGCTCCTTTAGACTTAGACCCTGACTTTATTGAAGAGTCAATTAGAAGCGGTATGAGTATGCAGGACGATATTTACTACGATGACGCAGGAGGTGAACACCAATGGGAAGTTGTAATAAGATATTAATATGAGTGCTGAAAGAATAGTACAAGATTACCTAAGAACTTGGGAGTTACCCATAGTAATTATGGATATAGCTTTAGAAGAGATAGGAGCTACTGGAAAGCTTTTAGATTTATTATTTGAAGCTTCAGACGCTTTAGCCGATGGTGATACAGATGCGACGCACAGGCTTTTAGAAATGGCTCACGATACAGCAGACAGTCAATATAGATTAGGATTTGAAACAGATTTAATAGACGCTCTTATTCACGAAGTCTATAACTTAGAATTATACAATTAAAATGAAAAAAGATGACGTAATTATTTGGTATAGAGTATACCTTATGAATGGGGACAGCGTTGACGTAATGAAAAGACCGTTGATAGCTCGTTCTTATAGAGATTGGGCAGACGAGTTTCAAGAGGAGCTAGACGAGCTTAATTTTGCTGACTATGAGATTGTAGACTATGACTATATTGATGAGTCTTCAGCTTACGGTATCTTTTTAAAAGAAGACGTATGGGAGGCTTGGAACGACTTTTTTGATATTTCAGGAGAGTATGGTATTCCTAGTGACGTTCTAGTAGAGCTTATGAAATATGGTTGGGATGTAGAGCAACTTAAAGACGTAATTGAAAACTCTTATGAAGGTAAATACGATTACCCAAGTATGAGAAACTTAGCGTATCATATAGTAGAAGAAAAAATGCTTAACCCAGACCATTACGAATGGTATTTTGATTATGGAAGTTTTGGTAGAGAATTACAATGGGATTATAGCGTAGAGATGTTTGTAGAAGAATATGGCTACTCTGTTTCTGAAGCAGAAGATATGATGGATATGAGTGACGAAGATTTTGCAGAATGGTATATTGAAAGTATTGGAGACTTAAAAGAATTAGGTCAAGAGACTTTAGAAACTTATTTTGACTATCAAAAGCTAGAGCGTACTTTAGAAGCTGAAGGCTACCTTGAAATTGACGGTCACATTTTTAGACCTTACTAATAAAAAGAATATGATAGTAGAACTATACGGAGTATCCTACGCAGAAGCAGAAGCCTTTTTTTACGAAGAGAACCAACTGCCAAAAGGGACAGAGGACGATTTTTCTCTTGACGATGGGGGCTACGTAGATGCCGACGCAGGAGACTACAGAAGGTATGTTGTGATAGAGTATACAGGTGACATTTATTTAGAAGACGAAGTATTTGAAATGATAGAAGAGTTGTCAGACGAATACGGAGGAGAAATTTACGACTACTAATGAGTTTAATTAGAAGAATATGGGACGTATGGACTAACTCAGCACAACAGGAGTTAATAGTTATGCTAGAAGAGTTTGCATTTGACTATGAGTACGATACTAGATTCTTAGCTGTTATAGGTCAAATAGAAGACGCTGTATACGACGAAGATTATGAAAGGACACGCCTTTTATTCCAGAGATACGCCCCAGAAACTATAAGGAATATAGACATAGAATTATTTTTAGAAATTATTGACGAAGCCGAATATGGCTATTAAAAAAACAGGCAAATAAACGCCTTTATATATATAAGTATGAGTAAGTATAAATTTGAAGAAGAAATTGTGGAAGAAACGAAAGTCGAAGAAACCACAGAAGTAGAGGAGTCTACCCCAGACTCCCACGAAGTTTTTGTAAATCTGTTAGTAGAGATGGGGTTATCTGCTGAACAAGCTGAAGCTGTGCATCAAATGGCAATGGACTTAATTGAAGCAAGTGAAGGCGAAATAGAAGTAACTGAAGAAGTGAAAGAAGAAAAAATCGAAGAAAAAATCGAAGCTTCTCGTCAGCGTCGTGGACGTAG